ATCGGAAACACAAAAGCGCTATAAGTAAAATGATATTGAATGATAGGCAAAGAATCTGATATTATTATCATGAGGAACAATGAAAAATAAGATTGTATTTTAATGCTATTAACCAATCTCTAAAATATTGATATATACAACATACAATAAAGTCTGCAAAAAATATAAATTTAAACAACAAGGTTTTATTTCAGACAATAAAGATATACGGATGCATCCAACACAAAAACCTACAGAATTACTTAAAATAATACTTAATGACTATGCGCCCACAGCAATAACTATATTTGATCCATTTATGGGTTCAGGATCAGGGAAAAAATTACCAGCCGAAAAAACTGATGATAGCAAACACAAACGTCCTCCACGCTCAACTTGCATAAAAAGAAATGACAAAGCTATATATCGCAGAGCATTTAGTGAAACTCAGCTTTTAGACATATTGCCGCTAAACATGAAAGACGGGGAAAGCTATCATTGCATTACTGGTGGAGATGTAGACAGCTTATCATATCTCAAAATTATATTAAGGCAGCAGGATCTTGATTATTGTTTATTTTCTACTTGGTGTATGGCTTCTGAAGATATTCACCAGTTTGAGGATTGGCTTGATTCTGGAAAAATTAAAAAGCTTGATGCTTATGTGGGAGAAATATTTCCTGGAACATACCATGAAGAATATCATTTGCTAAAGTCAATCGTTGAAGGCCATGGTGGCAGAGTAGCAGTATTCCGAAACCATTCTAAGATATTTGCCGGTTATGGAGACAAATTTTATTTTGGTATTGAGGGAAGCGCTAATATAAATACAAATCCCCGAACAGAAAATGGTTGCATAACAATTGGCAAAGAAATATTTGATTTTTACTTTAATTACTTTAATGGAATAAATAGTTTTGAATAAAAAAGTAGATGGTGAGTGTGGAACTAAATTTAAAACAAAAACGATTTGTGCAAGAATACTTAATAGATTTAAACGCTACACAAGCTGCCATTAGAGCAGAATATAGCGAACATACAGCTTACAGTATGGGGCAACGTTTGTTGAAAAATGTTGAGGTACAGGCTGCATTGCAAGAAGCAATAAAAAACAGAGCAATCAGAACTGAAATTACACAAGATCGTGTGCTAAAAGAACTTGCTAATATTGCGTTTGCAAATGGCACTGATTATGCCAAAGTTGTGAAAGTAAATGATGAATCTTTAGTGGGAATTGTGCCGACTGATGATTTAACAGCAGATCAAAGATCAGCAATAGTCGGAATAAAACAAAATCAATTTGGCATTGAAATAAAGCTGAATGATAAATTAAAAGCTCTTGAATTGATTGGAAAGCACCTGGGAATGTTTAACGATAAAAATAACGGGGATGATTCGGTTGAAGACTTGACTTCTCTTGCGGAAATGCTGAGTGATAACGATGATAAAAACACAAACAATTAACTGGGGCACATTTTCGCCCAAACATAAGGCATATATCAAACGGGCGCTGCAATGCGATTTCAGTGTTGCAGAGGGCGCAATACGTTGCATTGATGGTGATACGCTTATATATGACCCTGTAAAAAATGAGAACATAAAAGCCCGCGACTTTCGAGGCGGGCATGTTTATGCTTTTGATGGCGAAAAATTAGTAGTTGCCAAAGCGTCAAAAGCTATACGGTTCAAAAAAGTTGCATTATATGAGATTACAACTAAGGCTGGCAAGAAGATTGTTGTTTCCGAAGGGCATCGGCTTTTAACGCCCGATTCCTGGAAGCCCATTTCCGACATGATTCACGTTTCTTGTCGCGGGCATGTCCTGGTTTGCGAATCTTATCAACGCCAGCCTGAATTGCAAGAACACCAGATGAAGTCCATTTTGGACAATGGCCAGACAATTCAATGCGAAGATGTTCAGAATTCTTTGAAAACAATTCAAGATTATCAGGAGAATTATTTAACTTGTTCTTGTCCTTATGATGCACAACCTCAAAAGGGGTTAAATATCTGCCAAGAACCTCTTCCATCACAAGGCGATGCTCACGAACATAGCCGGAACTATTCGCAAATGGATGATTTGGAACAAATAGCAAACGATAACCGTCCTTATCAATCGTTGAACCATCTTTCCAAAATGGAGAATTTGAGCCACAATACCGAGGGTTCTTTTTACCATCAACAATATACCGAAGTTTTATCCCATATCGCACACAAGTTTTCCGAATGCCTTTTTCGGTTCGCCCTAAAACTAACCCAATTTCTTTCGCGGTTTGTCCCTGCTCAGCAAGGCCCCGAAGTGTGTCTAAATCCGACGCAGAATAGCATTTTCTCATTTGATATACCTCCTTTAAGGTGCGATAAGATTGTATACCCTAATTATACGCTCCTTTACGATGAAATTCAAGAGATAAAATTCAAAAAATATGATTATTATTATGATTTGCATGTTCCTTTTTATGAAAATTATCTTGCGAACGGATTTATAAACCATAACAGCGGCAAGACAATAGACCATTGCATTATTGCCGCTGCTTATTTGGAAACATGTCCTGATAAAATACACCTTGCATCCGGCTCTACTCTGCCAAACGCAAAATTAAATATAGGCGAGTGTAATGGGTTTGGCTTAGAACATCTATTTCGCGGCCGATGCAGGTGGGGAAAGTACAAAGAAAACGAGGCACTTTACATACAGACGCAGACCGGCGAGAAAGTTGTTATCTTTGCCGGTGGAGGTAAATCCGACAGCTATAAAAAAATACTAGGAAACTCATATGGAATGGTAATTTCGACAGAAATCAACGAGCATTACGACAATGAGGACAGCCGAACATCGTTTATTAAGGTTGCTATGGGACGTCAAGTTGCAGCAATTAAACCATTTACTTTATGGGATTTAAGCCCGAGCAACCCTAATCATCCAATTTATGCTAATTATATAGACCGATTTAAAACCGATTATGCAGGTAAATACCAATACGAACATTTTACCATTGATGATAACGCCACATTAACGGAAGATCGCAAAGCACTGATCAAAAGCAAATATACCGAAGGAAGTGTGTGGTATCGGCGTGATATATTGGGTGAGCGATGTATAGCGGAGGGGCTTGTATATCAAGAATTTGCAGATAATCAGGAACAATATATTATTGATAAAGCACCTGATATATTATTTGCAACAATAGGTTTGGACTTTGGCGAAAACAAATCAGGAAATGCTTTTACATGTACTGGATTTACTAGAAACTTTCAAGAAGTTATAGTCCTTGAAGATTATTGGAAAGACGGTAAAAAAACGCCTGAGCAGCTTAACAATGCATTTGTTGATTTTGCAAGGTTATGCACAAGCAAATATAAAGTAGTTGGCATATGGGCTGATTCCGAAGCTCAAACACTGATACAGGGAATACAGGTTGCGCTTATTAAATCAAAAATCCCGCTCGAAGTCAAAAACGCCATTAAAGGCGAAATAAATGATAGAATACGTTTTTATAATTCTTTGATAGCTCAAAAAAGATATAAAATTATGCGGCATTGTAAAAATACCATAAGTGCATTAAATAATGCTGTCTGGGATTCAAAAAGCTACGAAGATAAGCGACTTGATAACGGCACATCCAACATAGACAGCTTAGATTCCCAAGAATATTCAACCGAAAAGTTTATGAAAGAAATCCAAACCGCGAGATTAATTATTAAATAATGGGGGTGATTATATGAATGAAGTAAACGGATCGTCAAAAGATATCGAAAATTATCTTAAGTCAAGAGATATAAACATTATAACGCCTTCAACTTTTTATACATATATCCGTGAATGGCTTGAATTCTATTCTGGTAATGTTGAGGGATTTCACAATTACAGATTTTATAACGGCGTTTCTTATATCAGCGCAAAACGTTATTCTCTTGGTATGGCTCAAAAAGTAGCACAAGATCACGCCTCTTTACTGCTCAACGAAAAAGTTAAAATTACTACTGATTTCGATTCATTTCAACAATTATTAGATAATGTACTGAAAAAAAATAATTTTAGAGTTAGAGCTAATCAACTGGTAGAATTGGCTTATAGCCTCGGAACCGGCGCTTTTGTTGAGTTTCTAGATGCAAATAAAATAACCAACATTGATTATGTTAACGCATTATCTATTTATCCGATTACGGTTGTCAATGGCGATATTGTTGAATGTGCATTTGCATCTGAAATATCAAGCGATAAAAACGGGAAAACATACTACATAAATATTCATAGGCTTGACGAAAACGGGAACTATATCATAGAAAACAAAAAAATATTGGCTGACAGCAATAAGCTTATTCAAGAAATTCCGTCAATGGATTTAGCTGATACGGTTGTTACTAATTCCCCTATTCCACGTTTTCAGATTATAAAGCCGAATATCGTAAATAACATTGATCTTAATTCTGCCATGGGAATATCGATATTTGCAAACTCAATCGATGAATTAAAAGCTATTGATATTGTATTTGATAGTTACATAAATGAATTTAAATTAGGTCGCAAACGAGTGTATGTGCCAATCTCTATGGTTAAGGCTATCACGGATGAAGCAGGAATTACTAAG